GTAGAAATAGAAGAATTAAAAAATGAACTAACAACGATTATTATGACTCAAACAGGACAAAGCAGCGGATCCAGAGACAGATGGGATACTCCAGAAACCAAAACGCCAAATGGTAAAAAGGGTAAATTGCGCAAAGATAGATATAGTTCATTAATTATTGCCAATATGATTGCCCGACAAATTACTAATCAATTGAAACCACAACAATATGATATTATAGGAGGAAGCACTAGAAATATCGTTGATTCAAAAGATAATAAGATGTATAGAGGACCATCCTGGTTTACCGAAGCTGCCAACGACGATATTTACATGGGAATTCAAAAATAAGTGTAATTAATATATAATCCTATTACAATCCTTTTAATAGAAAAATTATGGCTAAAAAAAGATATCCAAAAAGTGAAGCAATTCAAAATGCGGAATTTATTAACCAAGAAGCCTATGTTACTTGGGGAGATGATCTAACATCTAAAGTTGACGCTCTTAATAAATCATCTCAATCATTAGATGAATACTCCGGTATACAACACTCTTCTGCATCACCATATTTGAGAAATGATTTTTCTAATATTTTACCAAATAATATTTCTGGTAAGCCAGGATTAAGTCGTAGTGATTACGACTATTTCAGGCCACAAGAATCTGTTCCTAATCAAATTAAAGATATTTTAAAAAGAGCAGATACTATTTATCAAAGAATTGGTTTGGTTAAAAATGTTATAGATTTAATGGGTGATTTTTCATCTCAAGGAATACGCATTGTTCATCCTAATAAAAGAATAGAAAGATTTTATAGAAATTGGTTTAAAAAAGTAAGAGGCAAAGATAGAAGCGAAAGATTTTTGAATAATATCTATAGAACAGGCAATGTTGTGATAACAAGACAAACAGCCAAGCTTGGCGTTAAAACTGAAACCAAGATGTACAAAACTACTGCTGCCGATTTTAATGAACAGTCTTTGCAAGATGAAGAAATTAATTTAGCAAGAAAAGAAATCCCATGGAAATATACTTTCATAGATCCATTCTTTGTGGATATAGCAGCGGGAGCATTGTCATCATTTGTTCAGAAAAAAGTTTATAGTTTAGTATTGCCAGCAAATATACGAAAAATTATTAATGCTCCAAAAAATGAGCAAGAACAATTAATTGTTTCTAAATTACCAGCAGAAATAATAGAAGCTGCAAAAACTAAAAAGCCATATATGTTAGATAGTAATAAAACAATGGTTTTTCATTATAAAAAAGACGATTGGCAAATTTGGGCCTATCCAATGATATATGCTATTATGGATGATATTACTGTTTTGGAAAAATTAAAATTAGCAGATATGGCCGCCCTTGATGGTGCAATATCAAACATAAGAATTTTTAAACTAGGTAATTTAGAACATAAGATTGCTCCAACAAAAGCAGCAGCATCCAAACTAGCATCCATTTTACAAAACAATGTTGGTGGTGGAACAATGGATATTGTATGGGGTCCAGATATAGAACTTCTTGAAAGCAATACTAATGTTCATCAATTTTTAGGAGAAGGTAAATATACTCCACACTTAAATAATGTATATGCTGGACTTGGTATTCCTCCAACACTAACAGGCACATTTGGTGCAGCAGGCACAACAAATAATTTTATTAGTTTAAAAACATTAACTCAAAGACTTCAATATGGCAGAGATGTATTAGTTCAATTTTGGGATAATGAAATTACGCTAGTACAAAAAGCAATGGGTTTCAGATATCCTGCTAAAATAGAATTTGATAGAATGGATCTTAGTAATGAAGAAACTGAAAAGGCTTTATTAATTCAGTTGGCTGATAGAAATGTTATTAGTGATGAATTCTTACAGAAACGTTTTGGTGCTGATCCTGAAATGGAAAGAGTAAGACTTAATAGAGAATCTAATGACAGATCAGCAGAAAGAATGGTTCCAAAGATGGGTCCATATAATAACTTAGAAAATGACATGAAAAAAATTGCTTTACAATTAGGATTAGCAACTCCCAGCGAAGTTGGTTTGGATCTGATGGAAAAACAAAAGGGTCAAAAAACATTATTAGAAATTAGAAACGAATTAGATATCAAAAAAGCAATAGAGGCCCCTAAATCAAATCCATTCGGTGGATCAAATACCAGCCCCGGAAGACCAGGTCAAGGCAGACCACAAAGTCAAAAAGATTCAACCAAACGTAAAACCAAACAATTTGCTCCACAAACAGGAGCATCACTAATTTTGAGTGCTAATAAATTACAAGAAAAAATAAATAATACCGTCAATCCTATTCTGCTTAATTTTTACAAGAAAAAAAATATGAGAAGTTTATCAGATCAAGAATATATTGAAGCTGAAATTTTTAAAAGCAAATTATTATTTAGTATGTCTCCACAAGATAAGCATAATGATGAAACTATTATTAAAAATATAGAATCTATCAATAGTATTAATCCTATCTATTCTCAATATAATAAATTTATCACTAATTTAGAAAAAAGTATTGGCAAAGAATTATCTATAGAAGAAAATAAACAAGCTAAAGCCTATTTTTATTCTTTGGTGTATTCACAATCTTAAAGGAGTAAAATATGCATATTTTTGAACAAGAAATTAAAGATGGACTACAAGAACAAATAGCCGCAAAATCATCCATATCATACGCTTCTGTTGCTACTCCATCTTTGTCTTCATCAGCACATAATATCAAACAAATTAAAGCATTAGCATCTGTTAATGACGACGATTTATATTATGTACAATCAATTTTGGTAACATCTTCATGGAATAAAAATGATGATATTTTTGATAGTAAAGAAGTTTGGGCAGCAAAAAATACTCCAGAAGATAAACCAACAAATCTAAATCATGATGAAAATATTATTATAGGCCATATAACATCAAACTGGCCTATTACCAATGACGGATTGCTAATTGATCCAGATACTCCTGTTGAAAATTTACCAGAAAAATTTCATATCTTAACTGGTTCAGTAATTTATAAAGCATATATTAATGATGAATTAAAAGAAAGAACATTAGCACTAATTAAAGAAATAGAAAATGGCACAAAATATGTTAGTATGGAATGTTTTTTCAAAGGATTTGATTATGGTCTATTAGATAAAAGTTCCGGAGAATATAAGATATTAACCAGAACTGAAGATACTTCTCATTTAAGCAAACATTTAAGAGCTTATGGTGGTTTAGGAGAACACGAAAATTATAAAATTGGTAGAGTTCTAAGAAATATAACATTTTCTGGTAAGGGGTATGTTGATAAGCCAGCTAATCCAGATAGTATTATTTTAAACGGAATTAATAATACATATCCTAAAAAGAGTATATCTGTACAAATCGAAAATAATGATATTATAGAAAATATGGAAAAAAATGATTTTTCTGAAAATAATGGTGTAATTGCTAATAACATCGAAAGCGCTAATACGGAGACAAATCAAATGAATGAAGAAGTCAATACAACGAGCCAATTAGAAGCTAGTCTTCAAGCCAAAGAAAATGACTTGCAACTAGCACTTTCCAAGTTGGTTCAATGCGAAGCCGAAGCTGCTGAAAAAATGAAAAACAAAGACGAAGAAATGACCAAAAAAGAAGAAGAAATGAAAAAGATGAAGGCTAGTGTTGATGAACTCAGCGAAGCCTTAGCAGCTTACAAAAACAAAGAAGAAGAAATGATGAAGAAAGAAAAGAAAAATAAGAGAATGGCTTCTTTGTTAGAGGCTGGTGTTGAACTAGCAGAAGCAGAAGCCACAGTTGATAAACTAGAACTTATTGATGATACTGCTTTTGAAACCATGACTCTTCTATTAGCTGCTCAAAAAGCTAAAAAACCAACCAAAGAAGAAACAATGAAAGAAGAAGCATCTGAAAACGATACCACAAAATCAACAGAAGTTATTGCTGATGAAAGTTTGTTGGAAAATGTTGAAGAAGACGCTTCTGCCATTGAAGTTACTGTTGGTGGCTCTGATGATGGCACAGAATCAACAAGAGCCGCATTAATCGATTTTGTATATTCCAGACTCGGTAAAAAACTCAATAAGGGAGAATAAAAACATGGCTCTTAAACCTGATCGTATCGAACAATTAACAGATATTTCTTTTTTCATGAATACAGTGGCAGAAAGAGGCGGTGTTGTTTCTGCCGTAACTACTGGTTCTGGTGTGGCTATGGATAGTAGTGCTGCTGTAGTTGCTTACGCAGCCAATCCTTCTGGCGCTAAACCATTAGGTGTTTTACTAAATGATGTTGTTAATATTGACCTAACACGTCAACATATCAACTGGCATAAAGATGAAATGCAATTGGGTGGCAAAGTAACATTGCTACGCAATGGTCAAGTAACAACTAATCTTGTTGCTGGATCACCAACTGCTGGTGCCGATGCTTATGTTGCTGCCAGTGGTTATATTAGCACAGTTCAGGCTACCGGTGCTGTTAAGATTGGTCAATTTCTTAGCGCTACCGATACCGATGGCTACGCAAAAGTATCAGTTAACCTATAATTAAATAAAGGGAGAAACATAATATGTCGTCTAATACTGTTAGATTTCAACCAACACCAGAACTTACAGACCTTTTGGTTCGTTCTGGCTCGTTAAATAAAGACCAAGCTTTAGCAGCTAATGCCGAATTTGCTAAAGCTTTAGAACTACCATTACGTCAAGGTATTCTTAATGGCGATATTCTAGATGGCATTTATGAGCCAATCACCCTTGCTCAAAGTGCTACTCCAGAATTTCCATTAGACTTCTTGGCTCCTGGTACAGAAAAAGATTTCGTGGCCTATACCATTCCAAATCACGGCTATATTCCACAAAAGCATGTGGAAGGTGATTATGTCATGGTTCCAACATATGATGTTGGCGCATCCATTGACTATCTCCTAAAGTATGCTCGTGATGCTCGTTGGGATGTTGTTGGTCGTGCTATGGAAGTTCTAGAAGCACAATTTGTTAAGAAAATGAATGATGATGGTTGGCATACACTATTGGCTGCTGGTGTTGATCGCAACATCGTTGTTTATGATAGCGATGCTGATGCTGGTCAATTTACCAAGAGACTAGTTAGTTTGATGAAGACCGTTATGCGTCGTAATGGCGGCGGTAACTCAACATCTGCTAATCGTGGTATGTTAACAGATCTTTATGTATCTCCAGAAGCTATGGAAGATATTCGTAATTGGGGTATGGATCAAGTTGACGAAATTACTCGTCGAGAAATCTATACCGCTGCTGACGGTACTCTTAACAGAGTATTTGGTGTTAATCTTCACGACCTTGACGAATTGGGCGAAGGCCAAGAATATCAACTATTCTTCAGCAATCAACTAGGTGCCTCATTGGCTGCTAGTGACGTTGAATTGGTAGTTGGTCTTGATCTTCGTAAGAGAGACAGTTTCATAATGCCAATTCGTGAACAAGTTCAAATTTTTGAAGATGATACATTACATCGTCAAAAACGAGCTGGCTTCTATGGTTGGGCTGAACAAGGCTTTGCTGTTCTTGATAATAGAAGAGTAATTCTTGGCAGTCTATAATCCTTAATATCATAGTCAAAAACAATTAAGGCTGGCTTTTGCCAGCCTTTTTTGTTGATATATAAAATTAGGTGTATAAAATTATACCAAGGAGATATTAATATGGCCTGGAAAAAAGATATAGTTTCTATAGTTAGAGTTTTAATTAATGATTTATCTCAGCCATATTCTTTTAGTGATACTAGATTACAACAAGCAATAGTAGTAGCAGCACAATTTGTTAAAGCAGATTTAACATTTGATCAAGATTATACTTTAAATATAAGTTCTCCAGATATTAGTCCTGATCCAACAGAAACAGAGACTAAAGATGATATATTCATAAACTGTGTATCTTTAAAAACATCGTGTATTATTGATCAAAGTATTTTTAGAACAAAAGCCACCCTAGAAGGTATTAAAACAGCTTTGGGTCCAGCACAATTAAGTGTTGCTGGTAATTTAGCTGGCTTTAAGATCTTACTAGATCAAGGTCCGTGCGCTCTTTATACTAAATTTATAGAAGATTATGAAATTGCTAATGCTACAAATATTGCTGCTGTGCTTGGTCCATTTATTGGTAACAAATTTGATCCACGATTAACTAATGCCAATTTGGGTTCATTTTATAGACATCCAGAAAGCGACAATGGTTTTTTTAGCTAATGAGGTTGTCAAATGCCAGCATCAAAATATGACTTTAGTATTGAACAAGGGTCATCATTTAAATTATCATTAATATATAAAAATAGTAGCGAAACTCCAATAAATCTAACAAATTGGTGCGCTAGATTAATTTGGACAACAGACGAAGGTTCGGTACAAACTTTTAGTACCACCAATAATGATTTTAGTCTTTATAAGTTTGAAATTTTTGGAAATGAAGGTAAATTATTATTACAAATTCCCGCCACAACAACTAATTTGTTCACTTTTGCAACAGCCAAATATGATTTGGAAATAGAGAGTCCGAACGAAATGTATACTGGTGGTGGTAATGAAATAATTAGATTATTATATGGTACTATTAAAATAGCTATTAGATATAGTGAGCAAAATAACATCTTGGATTGCCAACCATGAGTGAGCCATTTATTATCTCTATTGAAAATACTGAACCAAATATTATAGCATTAGAGACTAGTTTTATTGATAATGTGGGAGTAATTGAAATAGAAAGATTTGGAACTCCTAGTGTAAATATAATTATGGGACTTAGTCCTATAAG